CCCGATAAAATTTTCGGTAATGGCGGTCAGGCGATTCGGCGGATTCTGCCTCGTCCGGCGATCAGCCTTTCTGACGGCCCGCGAGTCTTCGGACTCCCGGCTACCCGGAGACTCTCCTTGGCCTGCCCGGTTCTCCCTGCCATTCCAGTCGATCCGGATATCCGGGCATGGCTCGCCCTTCGGGCTTCGCTCCGGCTATCTCCAGTCTCCCTTTTTTACCAGTCAATCACGGCATACCCAGTGCCTGCCGGTAGGACGTTGTGACGTTGGAATACCCTCTAGGGAGGATTCCAACGCTAGGCGCAACGGCCATGCCTACAGAGCCGGCCTTGTAGGAGGCAACAGGCTGGCCATGTATGACCGGGATTGCCTGTAGGAGGTAAGTAGATTTTACTCCTATATGGTCATCCGTCAAGCCCCTAATTCGCTTTCCCTGTGTTCATCAACTCGGTAGAGCGGTGGGCAGGTTTGCCGGCTTGCCGGCTCGTCCCGCATTACGAACTACCATCGCTAAAGAGATACATAACGAAACAACTGAACTCTCAAGACGTCGCTCTGCCGGCAGGCCGGACCTGTACGGGAAAGCGTACGGGAAGTAGTGGTATGTTCCATTATGGAAACAACCACTGCCGGAAACTATATAGGCGCACACTTAAAAGAGCGCGCGCCTATATAGTTTGTATCAGACCGGAAGACAATCAGCCTCAGACCCGGTTAGGTATTGGGCGGAGCAGGTGGAGTAGCCGGGTCTGCCGGGATGTCCACCACTTCCGCCTCGATCACCTCGGCCTCCTTCATGGCACTTAGCTCGGCCTTCACCTCATCCAGAGTAACGGTTCGCTTGACCTCTATTACCTGCGATGGCTCGCCGTCCGCCAGTCTGGCCTTGTCGATCATAATGCCAGTAGCTATTGGCAACACGCCGTCAGGAATCTTGTTCGCTTCGAGCCGCTCGATGTATTTCTCCACGCTGGATTGGGCGGCGTAGCCGATTAGCCCCTGCATAACGCTCTTGCATTGGGCGATGATTGCCTTCTCGCGAGAGCGGACTACCGCGATGGTATTCGCTCCGACTTTATATTTCGCTTGGATTCGAGATAGCGGCGTCCCTTCGACCAGCCCTTGGACAACTCCGGCGTAGGCATCAGGGCGTTTCTGCTTGAGCGTGGCCGCAGTATATACACTCGGGCAAGTCTCCTCGACGGTTGTCTGGGCAGGCAGGTTGTGGGCTTCGTAAATTACTCTTCGCTTCTTGGTAGGCATGGCTTTTTTTAATCGGTGCAAGGGTTTACAAAGAGTTTATAAATACCTGCACTAGCTAGGACGATTAGACATAATCGCCCTTGTGCGAAGTGGGCTTGCGTTGAGCTTCAACGACTTACGCAAAGGGGACTGCACAACGGCGGGATTGTGCAGGCTCAGATAGGGGGGGAGGGGGGCTGGATTGCCGGGCGGCCGGCAGCTCCGACCGATTGCGGCCCTCGAAAAAATTTGGGCAATTGGAATCGACGATTCGCAAGTTGCCCCGGTCGATGCAATGGCAGCCGACCGCTCTTTCCCCAATCGGCGAAGCTCTAACCTCCTCTCCGCTTGCCCAGCCTCGAATGACAAACTGGCCGCGCATTATGTAGCCTATCTTTTCGATTAAAACATAAACGTCGTAGTGGTTCGACTTGGGTCGAACTAGAAGATTGCTAGTCGGCGAGTCTATTGTCTTCACGTCGACGGTCTTTTCACTATGGAGGTAGAAGTCGGCTCCTCCGGAACGGACGCCAAAGTCCGTACAAAGGTTAAATGCTTTTGCGAATGCTAGCTCGCCGGCAGCCCCTAACAATTCTTTTTCCAGCCTTTCCTCGTAGGTTTTTCCCGAGGACTGATCAACCCGGTCAAGCTCCCGGCAACGCGCTCGGCGATCGCGGGCTAGATGGTCCGCCATATTCATAAATCCCTCATCTAGGAATACCAGCATCCCGCCATTATAGCGCATAATCACCGATCCGCGACATTAAATGTCGCAAAAGAGCGAGAGCATGTTACAATGTAAACGTGGCCCTTAACTGGACATCGCATCCGGCTCTCCCCATCCTGTCCCCCGAGGACATGAAGCTGATGTCGGCGGAGAAGATTCTGGCCTACTTCAATCGCCGCGAGGCCGCCATCGCGGCGGAGAGGGAAAGCCCCTATGACTTCGGGTTTGAGCTTGGGCCGTGGAAGACTGCGGACGAGCAGTTGAAGTCCCACTCGGAACTCCTGCTCATGGGCGGCAACAGAAGCTCGAAATCCGAATTTTGCGCCAAGCGAGTCGTCCAATGCCTGACCGAGAATCCCGGCACAATCCTCTGGTGCTTGACCGAGACGGCGGCCAACTCGATTCAATTCCAGCAGGCATTGATTTTCAAGTATTTAAAGCCGGAGCATAAGCGTCTGGGGCGGACTCCCACCGGCTATTTAACCTATTCGATTAAGAACGGCTTCACGTCAGCGAAGTTCGTACTGCCCAATAAATCGATCTGTATCTTTCGTAACTGGTCGCAGGATATCAGCACGATAGAAGGCGGGGAGATCGGCTGCCCGGAGCCTCCGGTCAACGGCACACACAACATCGGTTTTTGGGCGGACGAGCTATGCCCCCTCCCGTGGGTATCCGGGCTTCGCTATCGATGCGTGACACGCTCGCACAAGGAGCCGGACGGCGTAGTTCGTTCGGCCAAAGGGCTGATTAGTTTCACGGCGGTAGACGGCTGGAATCCCACGGTCAAAAGTTTGCTTACCGGGGCTAGGACGGTCAAGTCCTGCGAGGCCGACCTGCTCGCCGGCGAAACAGTCCCGCTGATTCAACAGCCCCTACGGAAAGCCTCGTCGATAGTTTATTTCCACACGGCTGAGAATCCGTTCGGAGGCTGGGAGGCAATGAAGACTACGCTCGAAGGGGAGAAGCGGGACGTAATCTTGTGCCGAGCCTACGGAGTGCCGGTCAAAGCTTCGCGGGCAATATTCCCTTTGCTATCGGACAAGAACTATTTAGAGCCGGAAAAGATTCCCATTCTAGCTGACCCGGAGAACAACCCTGCTACTTGGATCACGGTAATCGACCCGGCCGGGGCGAAGCCTTGGAGCATCGCTTTAATCGGCGTAGACGCCCACAACGTCGCGTGGGTAGTAAAGGAGTTTCCCGATTTCGGAACGTTCGGGGCATGGATCGACATGACTGGCGGGGACAAACTGCGGGCCGGCGAGGCGGCGCACCCGAATGGCTACGGGATACTGGACTACTGCGAAGTGATTCGCGAAATGGAGGGCGGCAGGAAATGCCATCGAATAATCGACCCTCGCCTCGGGGCGGCCTCCTACCAGAAGGCGGAGGGCAGTAGTAACATAATAGACGATCTAGCGGACGAGGGCATAACGGTATACCCGGCGGAGGCGTTGGACATCGAGACTGGGCTTCAGGCGATAAACAATTTGTTTTCGTGGAAATCGGATCAGCCCATGAGCTTGGAGAACAAGCCCCGGCTAATGATTTCGGAGGAATGCCAGAACACGATTTCGTGCCTTCAGGAATACCAGCCCGGTAATCTGAAAGACCCGAGCAAAGACTTCGTAGATTTATTGAGATATTTTTCGGTAGGAGCATTCGAGCATTTCGAGGAGGAGGCTATGGCGGCGACAAAACCCGGAGGATACTAAAAATGGGAAAACTAACTGAGGAAGAGGAATTGAAGATCGTGGCTCTACGGGAGGCCGGCATGAGCTGGACCACGCTATCCGACGAGAGCGGCTATGCTCGCAGCACCTGCCAAGCGGTCGTCAAACGAATGTCCGGCAGGCCGGCCCCGCCGGAACCCGGCCCACGCCCGGTTGAGGCGAGAGTGCTGAAGCCGTTCCCGAATCCTCGCTTGATTCAGATATACTTCGGGGAGCGGAAGAATCCGGAGCTGGCTAAGTGCGTTGTGCGGCCCGGCTTCAATTTCCGGGCGAACGCCGTAGTCAAGGTCATCGAATGCGAGTATGAGCCGGGATTGTACCGACTTGTTTGAGACTATAGCTGAGCGGGATCGACGCCTCGACGCCCTGCTGACCTCGATGGCCGTAGAGGAAGGGCTGGGCATCCTGAAGGGCCGCGAGCCTCGCCAGTATTCGCTGGATGAGATTGCCAGCTTCACCGGCGTCTCCAACGACACTATTCAACGAATCGAGGTTAAGGCTTTGAGAAAATTAAGCAAAAAAGTGGTAAGGTAATCTGATGGAGAGCGATAACGACGTACAAGAGTTCGACCGTAAGGAGCCGAACGTGGACTTTCTTAAATCCGATCTGGATCGATGCCGGAACAATCTGAGCTACTGGCAGACGAAAGCGACGGAGGCTCGCGAGAGCCGTCGAAACGAGTGGCCGGGTAAGGGTAGAAACGGGCAAAAGGAAGGCCCGGACGCATTCCCTTGGAATGGGGCTTCCGATCTCGAAGCCAATCTTATAAATCCTTTGATCGACGGGGACGTCGCCTTGCTTACGGGCAGTCTCAACAAAGGGAATCTTTTAGCCTCCCCGATTGAATCGGGCGACATTACTACTGCAAAAACCGTTACCGATTTCATGCGTTGGAGGCTAGACTCGATGACGGAACTGCCGCGAGAAGCGGGCGTCGCGGCGAACCTCTTACTCGAACAGGGCATCGCCTTTCTGGGCGTGTACTGGAAGCGGGAAGTTAAGCGT